AAGGGCATGGGCATCAAAACCTCGGTCAAGAGCGGTAACTTCCGCCCGACCAAGGCGGGTGCTGGCATGACCAAAAAGGGCGTGGCTGCGTATCGCAAGGCCAACCCTGGCAGCAAGCTCAAGACGGCGGTGACCTCTGCCAAGCCTTCTGCGGCGGAGGCAAAGCGACGTGCGTCGTTTTGCGCTCGTTCGGAAGGGCAGATGAAGAAGTTTCCAGAGGCGGCAAAAGACCCTGACAGCCGTCTGCGACAGGCGCGAAAGCGTTGGAAGTGCTGAGTGATGGAGATGATGGTATGGAACGTGGTTTTGACCGCCGTAGTGGGGCTTATGGGGTTTTTGCTCAAGAGCAAATTCGATGAGCTTTCGCGTATCAGTATCTTGCTGAACCGCACCCGCGAAGAGGTTGCTCGGGACCACATCACGCGCAAGGAAGTGGACGATCGGGTTGAAAAACTCGTTGTTCACATGGATCAGAGGTTCAACCGAATCGAGCAAAAACTCGATGACATGCGAAAGGTAAATTGATATGGCAACCGCAAAGAAACCCGCAAAGAAACCCGCAAAGAAAGATGGCAAGATGCCTGCTTTCCTGATGGAAAAGTTCAAGAAGGGCGACATGGCCGATAAGACCGGTCGCGCTGTGAAACGTAAAACGGCCGACGTTAAGGGCCGTGCAATGATGAAAAAAGGAGCCTGATCATGGCTGGTAAAGGTATGGGTTGCGCCACTCGTGGCGGTGGTGCCGTTGAAAGCGGTCCTAAAAACAAGGTGATGTCTGCTCCTAGCAAAACCACGGGTCCCGTGATGATGGCTAAGGGCGGCATGGCCAAAAAAGGTGCCATCAATCAGCACAAGCGCATGGCCATGGGCAAGCCCGTTGGCAAGATGGGCGGCGGCATGATGGCCAAGGGCTACAAAAAAGGCGGAGCAGCCTGCTAAATGGCCACTTCAGGCACCACCACATTCAACCTGTCGATTGACGAGCTGGTTGAGGAAGCATACGAGCGCTGCGGCATGCGCGCGACCAGCGGGTACCAACTCGCCTCCGCCCGCCGCTCGCTCAACTTGCTGTTCCTTGACTGGGCCAATCGCGGGTTGAACCTGTGGACGATCGAGCAGGCCACCTATCCATTGACCGCAGGGATCAATGAGATTGCACTGGACGAGTCGGTTGTCAACGTGCTTGAGGCCGTTATTCGGCAAAACAACCAGGGCATCAACACGGACGTGTACATTGAGCGCATCAGTCGTGAAGACTGGCTCAACGTGCCTGACAAGACCACGCAGGCTCGTCCTGCGCAGTTCTATGTCCAGCGAACCAACGTCCCCAAGGTGTTCTTTTACCCTGCGGCAGACCAGAACTACACGTTCGTCTATTACCGCATCCGTCGAATCCAAGACGCGGGCAACTACACCAACACGGCAGACGTGAACTTCCGATTCCTGCCTTGCTTGGCGTCGGGCCTGGCGTACTACCTGGCGCTCAAGGTAGCGCCTGACCGTGCGGTAACGCTCAAGGCCATTTACGAAGAGGACTTCCAGCGCGCAGCCCTGGAGGATCGGGACACGGCAAGTGTCCAGTTCGTCCCCGACTTAGGGGTCTGACATGGCCTTTGCAAGCGGCAAGTTTTCTTACGGCTTGTGCGATTACTGCGGACAGCGGTACCAGTACAATACTCTGCGTAAGAACTGGCGCGGCTTCATGGTTTGTCCTGACGACTATGAGCCCAAAGAGCCGCAGCTGGAGCCCTTGCGTTACCGAGGGGATGCGATTGCCTTGCGCGATCCGCGTCCCGACCGCATTGAGCCGGTGTCCGTCTTTGTTGGCGCGCCAGGTTTTACCGCATTTCAGAGCTATGGCAGCGTCCAGGGGACGGCTGACATGCGTCCGTATGTGCAGGACCAGGCGCTCATTGCGCAGGGTGTTGTTGGAACAGTCCGAGTGAGCACATCATGACCTACGACGAACTTGTCACCAACATTCGAAACTACACCGAGGTGGGCAGCAATGTCTTCACCGAGCCGGTGATCAACACGTTCATCACCATGGCGGAGAACCAGATTCTTCGCGAGATCGACTTGGACGTGTTCAAGCTCGAGTCGGTGGGCAGCATGACCCAGGGCAACAAGTTCCTGACGGCGCCGGGTGACCTCCTGACACACCGTTACATGATCCTGACGCCGGCAAGCGGTGAGCAGCTGTTCCTGGAGTTCCGGGACACGTCCTTCATGAAGGAGTACTGGCCAAACGGCAGCACCCAGGGCACGCCCCGGTACTATTCCGTGTGGGATCAGAACACGTTCTACATTGCGCCGACGCCAAATCAAAACTACAGCGTGGAGCTGGGCTACATCTACCGCCCAACGCAACTGTCGTCCACGAACCCCACCACTTGGATCAGCACCAACGCGCCTGAGGCGCTGTTGTATGCTTGCTTGATCCAGGCTTATAGCTACACGAAGGGTCCTGCGGAGATGATGCAGTACTTCCGTCAGTCCTATAAGGAAGCCATTCAAGGCCTGGGTATCGAGCAGCAAGGTCGTCGCCGTCGCGATGAGTACAGTGATGGCATGCTGCGCATCCCGCTTAAATCGGACTCGCCCGCATCATGATGACCGCACCTCTTCCCGTAAACGTAGGCAGCGTCTTTGTCGAGACCACGCAGGCGCGTGGCTGGACGCCCGAGGAGCTTGCTTCTCGCGCCGCTGACAAGATCATCTATGTGGGTGACCAGTCTCACCCGGTGGTGCAGGCGCAGGCACGGGCATTTAAAGAGAACGTCAAACAGGTCGTGGCGTTTTACTTGCGAGAGGCGGTAGAGCAGGATCGCGCAACGACTGCCTTGCGCTTGCGCGAGGCGGGACATCCAGACTTGGTTCATTTGTTAGGAGATTAAAAATGGCGTTTTCAGGCAACTACATGTGCACCAGCTTCAAGGTGCAACTGATGCAAGGCGTGCACAACTTCACGACCGGCTCGGGCAACACCTTCAAGCTGGCTTTGTACGACAACGATGCGGCGTTTACTGCGGCCACTACCGCCTACACGGCGACCGATGAGGTGGCTAATTCCGGCTCATATGCAGCGGGCGGCGGCGCGTTGACCAACGTCACGCCCACCTCCAGCGGCACGACTGCGTTCACGGATTTTGCTGACCTGTCGTTCACCAGTGCGACCATCACGGCCTATGGCGCGATGATCTACAACGATACGGCGGCGGGCGACCCAGCGGTCTGCATTTTGGATTTTGGCGGTGCGAAGGCGTCTACCAACGGTACGTTCACCATCATCTTCCCGACTGCTGACGCTACCAGCGCCATCATCCGAATCGCCTAACAGGCGGTGTTGTGGCAGATGCGACCGTTGCATTTACTGGCTGGAATGCCTCTGTAGGCTGGGGCCAGTCCACCTGGGGAGACGCGCAGCCTGCGCTTCCCCTGGGGGAGGGTGCGGTCGGGTCTGTCCTGGTCACCGCCAGCGCTGAGGTTCTCTTAACGGGGGTCTCGGCCACGGCCAGTGTTGGCCAGTCCACGGTGGCGGCCGATGCGGTGGTGGAGCTCACCGGGGTCTCGGCCACGGGTGAAGTAGGCCAGGTGGAGCATGCGGGGGACGCGGTGGTGGAGCTCACCGGGGTAGCCGGAACCGCCGCTTTGGGCGAGGTCACGGCCGTCACGGGAGTTGTTGCGATCGTCACCGGGGTGACGGCGCAGGGACAGGTGGGCCAGGTGGCCAACACGGGCGGTGCCAGCGTACTGGTCACGGGCGTGCAGGGGGCAATGTTGGCGGGCACTGTAGCCGTCACGGGCACCTCGAACACGACGGTATCGGGCATACAGGTCATTGCGTCGGTGGGCAGTGTGGTGGTAGCGGCCAATGCCTCGGCGTTTGTCACGGGTGTGCAAGCGCAGGGCCGGGTCGGATCGGTAACTCTATGGAGCGTAGTGGATGACAACCAGACGCCCAACTGGCACAATGTGGACGATGCACAGTCGGGAAATTGGGTCGTTGTAAATGACGGTAACACCGTGGTTTGGACCCAGGTCCTAACGTAAAGGAAATAGCATGGCAGGAAGCACATACTCAAGTAACCTCAAGATTGAGCTGATGAGCACGGGCGAGAACTCGGGCACTTGGGGCGACATTACAAACACCAACCTGGGCACTGCGCTTGAGCAGTCCATTGTGGGGTATGGCAATCCTGACTACCTGTCGGACGCCAACCTAACCATCACCATCACCAACAGCAACGCTGCGCAGGCAGCGCGCGCCTTGGTCCTGAATGTGACCTCCGGGTTTGGGAGTTTGACGGCCACTCGCGAGCTGGTGGTCCCCACGATCCAGAAGCAGTACATTGTTCAAAACAACACGACGGGTGGCCAGAGCATTACGGTGAAGACCTCGGCCGGCACAGGCATCACGGTGCCCAATGGTCGCAAGGCTCACCTGTATGTGGACGGTACAAACGTCATTCAGATGTTCGACTTTGTGGACATCAACGGGGGCGCGATTGACGGTGCAACCATTGGCGCGGCCTCGGCCTCGACGGGCGCGTTCACCTCGCTGACTGCCTCGGGTGCGACGACCTTGAACGGTGCGGTGGCCTTGGGTGACGCCGCTGGCGACTTGATCACGGTGCCTGGCACGGTCAACAGCAACCTGGTCTTTACGGACAACTCCTTTGACATTGGCGCGAGCGGTGCGACACGTCCACGCAACTTGTTCTTGGCAGGCAACGGCACGGTTGGAGGCAACCTGAGCGTGGGCGGCACGCTGACCTTAACGGGTGGCGTGAACTTGAACGGGAACGTGACGGTGGGGGACTCTTCAGCGGACACCTTGACCATCAACAGCACGGTCACGAGCAACCTGATTTTCACCGACAACACCTACGACATTGGTGCAAGCGGTGCGACACGTCCACGCAATTTGTTCTTGGCGGGTAGTGCAACGGTGAGCGGCAACCAGACGTTGACCGGCACGTTGACCGTGGACAGCACGACGGATTCCACCAGCACGATTACGGGCTCGATTCAGACCGATGGTGGCCTGGGCGTGGCCAAGGCGTTGTATGTGGGCACGTCGATCAACGTCGCGGGCGCGGGCACGATCAACGGTACGACGATTCCTGCGAGCAAGACGTTGGTGGACACGGACACGGCTCAGACGCTGACGAACAAGACGCTGACCAGTCCTGCGATCAACACTGCCACGATTGCTGGCGGCACGATCAACAATGCCTCGGTTGGCGCGTCTACGGCTTCGACCGGGGCATTCACCACCTTAGCGGCGTCGTCGGACTCTTCGTTTACTTCGACGGGCGCGTTGGCCATCAGCAAGGGCACGACTGCTGAGCGCCCTGGTTCTCCGACGGCTTCGATGCTGCGCTTCAACACTCAGACCACGGAGTTTGAGGGCTACAACGGAACGGTGTGGGCGTCGGTGGGCGGTGCGGCGATTTCCAATGACACGAGCACGGCGAGTAACCTGTATCCATTGTTTGCCAATGCGACGAGTGGCACCGCATCGACGGTATACACCGGCAACGCCAAGCTCTTGTACAAGCCGTCGACGGGAGAGTTGCAGTCAACGGCCCTGGTGGCCAGCAACGGTATTGTGGTCAACGGCGCTACGGTGTCATCGAGCTACACGATTGCCACGGGCAGCAATGCTTCCAGCGCGGGCCCGATCACGGTGGACTCCGGCGTATCAGTAACTGTTTCCAGCGGCTCTCGCTGGGTTGTGCTTTAAGGGGCAAGAGATGGCTATTGTTTTAGATGGAACCACGGGGATCACGACACCCGCAATTGATTCGCCAATTGAAGCCGCAGACATTACTGGCAACATCGCAGCGGCTCGCATTACTGACGCGCTCAACGCATCGGGTTCTGCCCCTGTGTATGCCGCCCGCGCTTGGGTGAACTTTAACGGCACTGGCACTGTGGCGATTCGTGCGAGTGGAAACGTGAGCAGTATTACGGACAATTCAACAGGAAATTACACAGTGAACTTCACGACTGCTATGTCTGATGCAAATTTCTGTGCAAATGTCAGCGCAGGTGTATCAAGCTCTTCATCAGCCGTACTAATGACTGGCACTAACGTGACAGCAACTGGGTCATTGAGGTTTCAGACATCCAACAATAGTAGCGTTGCATATGACCCAGACAATGTTTTTGCAGCCATCTTCCGCTAAAGGACAACCATGAACCAAGTAATCATTTACAACCAAGACAACGGTGTGGTTGCGATTGTGCGTCCAACCGAGGAAGCATTGAACGCTCACAGCATCCAAGCCATCGCCATCAAGGACGTTCCTTTTGGGAGGCCGTTCAAGATCGTGGACGCTGCTGACATCCCATCGGATCGCAGCCAGCGTGACGCATGGACGGTGGACGAGGCAGAACTGACTGACGGTATCGGAGGTGAATCCAATGAGTTTAATTAAAGTCGACCCCGCCAAGCAGCAAGCAGCGGCTGCATCCAAGCGCATCGCGGAACTCAAGAAGTTGCTGGCTGACAGCGACTACAAGGTGCTGCCCGACTACGACAAGACCGATTCAACCATCACCGCACAGCGTCAAGCATGGCGCGATGAGATTCGCACATTGGAGCAAGCATGAGCCGTATTTCTTTAACCCCCAACGCTAGCGGTACCGGCACGTTCACGTTTGCCGCGCCCGACAGCAACAACGACCGCACGCTCTCCATCCCGGACAACAACGGCACGATTGGCTTTGCGGGTGTTCCTCGTTCTGGCGCGGCCAAGACCGGCTCGTACACGCTGGCAGCCAGCGATGTGGGTCAGCTTATTGAAGTCGGCTCTGGTGGCTCAATCACGATCCCCGACGCAACCTTTGCAACGGGCGACATCGTATCTATATTTAACAACACATCGGGCAGCATCACCATCACTTGCACGATCACCACGGCCTACATCTCCGGCATTGACGCAGACGATGCTTCGGTGTCTCTGCTCACTCGCGGTGTGTGCTCGGTCTTGTTCATCAGCGGCACGGTGTGCGTGATCACTGGGAGTGTTGTGACATGACGGGTATTGTTGCTCTTGCGACAACTCCACCTCGACCGTTCTTGAATGCCACGGGTGGCACTGAGACGACCTACGACAGCGGGGGTGTAACCTACAAAGTCCACACCTTCACTGGCTCTGGCACGTTTACCGTTCTTCAGACGGGCGCTGTATCTAGCGCCGTTGAATACCTAGTTGTGGCTGGCGGTGGCGGTGGTGGCGCTCAGGCAGGCGGTGGTGGCGGCGCGGGCGGTATGTTGACGGGTTCTTTAACCGGTAGCGTAACAAGCTACGCCGTTGTGGTTGGCGGTGGTGGCGGCTCTACTGCCAGCGGCAGCGCCTCTTCTGTATTTGGCACCAACACAACTGGGGGCGGTAACGGCAGCACTTATAACAGTAACGCAGGCGGCTCTGGCGGCTCTGGCGGCGGTGGGGGTGGTAGCACTAGCACCACGATTTGTGGTTCCGGCGGCGCTGGCACTTCGGGGCAAGGCTCTAACGGCAACCCAAACAGGGTAAACAACTTTTGCGGCGGCGGTGGTGGTGGCAAAGGTGGTGCTGGCGGAAATCCAACAACAGCCGGCTCAAACGGCACTGGCGGCGCAGGTGGCGCTGGCGCGAATAACGCGCTTAGAACGGGCTCAAACGAGGCTTACGCTGGCGGCGGTGGCGGCATGGGCGTAGCAGGCTCTAACGGTGGCGCAGGCGGCTCTGGCGTTGGTGGCAATGGTCAGTGCGGCAACGGCCAAGCTGCCGTGGAAAACCGTGGTGGCGGAGGTGGTGCTGGTGGGCGTTCCGGGTGCTCCGGCAACGGCGGAAACGGCGGCTCTGGTATTGTGGTTATTAGATATAGGATTGCGTAATGGCTCACTTTGCACAAATCGACGAACAAGGCACGGTGCTCACAGTCATCGTGGTCAACAACAGCGACATCTTGGACGCAAACGGCCAAGAGTCAGAGGCCATTGGCAAGCAGTTCTGCCAGAATCTCCTCGGTGGCGAGTGGGTACAGACCAGCTACAACGGCAACATGCGCAAGCAATACGCCAGCATCGGCGGGCGGTATGATCAGGCCAACGACGTGTTCATCGCCGTCTCGCCGTACCCGAGCTGGGTGTTGGACGCGAACTTCGACTGGCAAGCGCCAGTACCAAGTCCCGGAGAAGACTACGTCTGGGACGAAGAGAATCAACAATGGGTCACAGTGCCCGTGGAGGAAGTATGAGTACCCTTGCAGTAAACACCATCACGAACGCAGCAGGTGGCAACACCGCTACGATCAACGGCATGACCCCGACAGCCCAGAGCTTGCAGGGCTTTCGCAACCGCCTGATAAATTCCGATATGCGGATTGATCAGAGGAACGCTGGGGCGAGTGTGACGCCGACGACTACCAATACTTACACACTTGATCGCTGGTCTGCCGGACTTACTCAGGCTAGTAAGTTTTCGGTTCAGCGCAGCACGGCTGCCCCAACTGGTTTCGCAAACTCGCTGTTGGTAACTTCTTTGTCTGCGCACGCTGTTGTAACCAGCGATGCGTTTTTTCTGACTCAAAACATAGAGGGGTTCAATGTTGCAGACTTAGGTTGGGGCACTGCTTCTGCTCAGACAGGTACTTTGTCGTTTTGGGTTCGTTCAAGCCTTACGGGAACATTTGGTGGTGCTCTTTCAAACTCGGCGGTAGATCGCAGCTATCCATTTACTTACACGGTTAACGCAGCCAACACATGGGAGCAAAAAACAGTCACCATTATTGGCGACTCCACCGGCACGTGGTTGACTGATAACGGCATCGGTGTTCGGGTTCGTTTTTCTCTTGGGGCGGGGTCAACAGCTTCCAGCGCGTTTCCAAACGCATGGAACACTGGGGCTTTTACCACCACTACAGGCGCAGTCAGCGTAGTCGGCACAAGCGGAGCCACCTTCTACATCACAGGCGTCCAACTCGAAGCTGGCTCTGTCGCCACGCCGTTTGAGCGCAGACCGTTTGGTACTGAGTTGTCGTTGTGTCAGCGGTATTTTGAGAAGTCGTACGCCTTGGGGGTTGCCCCCGGAGCAGCTTCCAGTACTGGTTCGTACCTTAACCGCTATTTCGGAAACAACGACCCCAAAGCATGGCTGCAGTTTGCAGTTGCAAAGAGAGCGGCCCCCACCATGAGTTTTTGGAATACATCGGGCACATCGGGGCAATGGTCGTCTGTGGGAACGGTCAATGCCTCACGCGCAGTTACCGCGCAAGACACTTCTGAGTTTAACACCGGCGTAGCTATTACCAGCACAGCTGATCAGATTAACGGCCAGTGGTCGGCCTCTGCGGAACTTTAATCATGTACCAACTTCAACTCGACACACTGATGGGCGCATCAACCTGCATCAAACGCCTGTCCGACAACGCCTTCATCCCCTTCGATACGCAAAATGTCGATTACGTGGCCTACCTAGCGTGGGTTGCCGAGGGCAACACACCACAACCAGCAGACGAACTTAACCAAGGAGAAACTCAATGAAACTACTCGCAATTGTTTTTGCAGCCATGATTCTGACGGCTTGCGCCACTGGGAATGACGCCTACTACGCTGCCATCGCTGCTCGTGAAGCACGACAGGCCGAGCAAGAACTCCGCGCCGATACCGCTATCGCACAGATGGCCGCATCGGGTGACGCACAGGCCAAGGGTATGGCGTTGATGCATTTTGCGATGAAAGCCAACAGCGTGAAGCAGAACCAGCAAGCCATTGCCGCGCCGAAGTCCACCGCAGAGGCATTGCTGCCTTGGGCCGCGCTAATCGTGCCGTCAATCACGCAGTTCTATTCGATCACCAAGAATGCTGAAATTGCCATCAACTCCAGCAACAACTCGTTGACTGGCAAGCTGTCCGACAACGACATGATCACCGATTTGGTGATTGGCCGCAAACCAATCATCGGCACGGCTGACGACGTGTTGCTGTACCCAGTGCCGTAATGCTGCCGAACCCCTACATCTTGGCGGGTGCGCTGGCTGTGGGGCTTCTCACCGGCTGGACCGCCAACGGGTGGAGGCTGAACGGGAAGATCGACGAGATGGTGCTGGAGCACACGCAAGCCGTGCAGGTTGCCACGCAACAAGCACTGGACAAAACCAACAGTATGCAGAGGGAGAAAGATGATGCAGTTGCCAAAGCACAAGCACAAGCGCGTACCAATGCTGCCGCTGCTGATTCTGCTCGTCTTGAGCGTGACGGGCTGCGCGACGACCTCGTTGCCAGTCGTGGCACCTTCGCCAGTTCTACCAACGCCTCCCTTTCCGCTTACGCCGACACCCTCTCAGTCGTATTCGAGCAATGCACAAAAGAATATTCAGACATGGCGGCAAAGGCTGACGGCCACGCCACTGACACCAGCACCCTCTTCAACGCTTGGTCCGCAATCGCGGCAGTGAAGTAATGAACGACTGGCGTGCTCGTTGGTACTACGTAATGCGGAACATGACCACGGGCATGTGTTACGTAGGGCAGACCTACAACCTCACAACCAGAAGCTATTGCGGCTCTGGGCAGTACTGGGTGGCGCATTGCACAAAGCACGGCGGGTATGGCCGAAAAAACATTGAGATCGTTGAAAAGTTTTGGGCAGAAGACGAGGCGCAAGCGCAGCAGTGGTTAGATGCTTTTGAGGCTAAGAACCCAGACTACTTCGTGCGCAGTAATACAGCATGGGCAAATCGTGCTCGTGAGACTACAGGGAACTCGGCGTTTTGCGGGGGGACTCCAGAAAAACGGGTTGAATACTCTCGCGCCGGCGGCAAAGCCGCTGCCCAGATACCGGGCCTGATGTCCAGAATGGCGGCAGTGCAAGGCAAGCGCAATGCAGATTCCGG